AAAGTCGATGCGGCCGTAGCAGCAATCTTCGGATATGACAGAGCAACGCAACCAGCAGAACCAAAGCCACCGGTGGCCAGGTTCTTCTCGGTTCAACTTTAGGAGCGCAATGAAAAAAATAGACTTCTCACTCTTAGCAGAGGTGACTGGCGTAGCATTAGCAACCACAGGAATCGCAATGTTCTCATTGCCGATCGCATTAATTACACTAGGCACATTCCTAGTATGGATAACAGAAAAGGCTAACTGATGAGTCTATCGAAGCGAATCAAGGCAGCAGACCAGAAGCGCATGAACAGCAATCAATATGTCGAGCCAATTATTCCAGGCCGCCCTGCTTACATGGCTCCATCCGGAATTGACGTCAACGCAGACTCCGCGATCCGCATGTCAACAGTTTATGCGTGCATCCGATTGCTTGGCGACACGATTTCTTCATTGCCACTTTCAGCATATGTTCGACGCGGCCGAAACAGACTCTCATACGCCAGCGTTTATGGATCGCAACCAGCATGGGTAAACAAGCCAAACCCAGAAGCATCGCGTGTGGAATTTTACGAGCAGATCATCGCTTCACTTAATATTCATGGCAACGCTTTCATTTTAACCGTTCGCGATGACATGGACGAAGTCCAAGAGGTCTACTGCATCCATCCAGATGACATTCGGATCGAGCGACTAGGGCCAGGCGAACCACTTATCTACAAGATGAAAGATACACAGGGAAGCTTCTCGCGTACTTTGACATCACGCGAAATGAAACACATTCCACTCTTTAGACTTCCAGGATCCATGTACGGCCTCGGCCCAATCGCAGCAGCTCGTCTCACCATTGGCGCAGCGATGGCAGCAGACACATATGCAGCTGCATACTTCGGCAACGCGGCAAACCCTGGCGGCGTTATTGAAGTGCCGGGCGAATTAACAGAAGAGCAGGCAGGCGACATCGGCCGCGATTGGAACATCACTCACACAGGCCCGTACCGCGCAGGCAAGATCGGAATCCTTTCAGGCGGCGCACAATTTAGACCGCTAACACTTAACGCCGCCGACGCACAGCTCTTAGAAGCCAGAAGATTCAACGTCGAAGACATTGCCCGATTATTTCGAGTCCCACTCAGCCTATTAGGACACCCGGTCGCAGGAGCGATGTCCTTTGCCAGCGTTGAAGCTCAGAACCTTTCATTCGTGCAGCATTCGCTTCGCCCATTATTGGAACGAATCGAGCAATCACTTTCTGAATTACTTCCAGAACCGGACGGCTTCATCAAGTTTAACCTTGACGCATTGCTTCGCGGAACCACACTCGAGCGTTTCGATGCATACACAAAGGGCCTGCGCGAAGGTTTCCTATCACTCAACGACGTCCGCGCAGTCGAAGATTTAGCACCACTAGGCGAAGCAGGCGATCAGTACAGAGTACCGCTGCAAAATATCGACGCAGCAGACGCACCAGACGTCGGCTTGAAATTACGATCAGAGATCGCAGCAAGCCTGATCCAGGTCGGCTTCGATCCAAGTGCAGTAACAGAAGCGGTCGGATTACCACCGATGGCTCACACAGGACTGCCATCAACGCAACTGCAACAGATATCAACAATCGATCCAGCAGATCCGCAAAGCGCCTACGAAGTCAATTCAAGAGAAGCACGCAGCGAACAGCCGCACATGGTTCTACAAGTTCCAGAACCAACCGTCAATGTTGCAGCTCCAAATGTAACAATTGAACCGGCGATGGTTATGCTTGAGTCACCTCAAGTCAATGTTGAAGCGCCAAACGTAAGCGTTGATGCACCGACAGTAAATGTGACAAATACAATCGAGCGCAAGAGAGTCCGCAAGAAGATCATCCGAGACGAAAACAATCTGATTGTTGAAGTCATTGAAGAATTTGTTGAAGGGGAAGAATAATGGCAACAGGTCTAAGCGCTTACCTCGCAAACAAATTTCTAGATGCAGTCGGCAATGCCACCGCTTATTCAGCAGCCAACGTCTACGTGAAACTTCACATCGGCGATCCAGGAGCAAACGGCACAGGCAATCCAGCAACAGAGACGACTCGGAAAGCAGCTTCATTCGGTGCAGCAACGGCCGGTGGACTTACATCTGACGCAGACGTTTCCTGGACAAACATCGCAGGCTCAGAAGATGCCACCTTCTTCACAGTATGGGATAACTTGACAGCAGGAAACTTCTTATTTAGCGGAGCCGTAACAGGCAACGCATATACAGCAGGCGATACTTTCACAATTCCAAGTGGATCACTAACAGCGTCCTTAACACTCGCGAGCTAACATGGCTCAATTTGTTCTTGATACTTCTGAGCTTGACGTTGACGTATTAGGCCCAATCACCTTCGCGACAGCCAGCGCTTCACTAGGATCCCTAACAGGAACGGCAACGGCAAGAATTGACAATCTTGTCGCAGCCAATGCACCTCTTGGAGCATTGATCGCACAGGCAACCATTCCACAGCCAACAGTTCAAACTGCTGGTTCGCTTGGAGTTCCGAATTACATTCAACCAAACATCATCACCACACAGATAAAGCAACCAAAGAAAATAAAAGGACAAGCAAAGACACGATTAGGCGCGATGAAAATACAAGCAACATCAAGAATAGATTTCTCTGTGTTGAACGACGACGCAGAGCTTCTCTTAGTGATCTAGGATAAAAATGCCATATTTGATAAGCGACAAGCAGAGTGACTGCTCAGGATGGGCAACCGTTAAAGAAGAAGCCGACGGATCCTATACAACAATCGGATGCCACGAAAATAAACAAGACGCTATCGATCAGATGGTGGCAATTTCGATCGCAGAAGATATGGAACCAGGCGGCGAAGTAAGCAAGCGGCAACTTCCCGATAATTACAGGCCAGCACTTTCAGAAGATGTGCCAGAAGGAAGAGCGTGCGGAAATTGCTTATTCTATAACGAAGAAAAGCAAAATACAGAAGGAACCAAAGCATGGTGCGAGCGCTGGAATGATTACGTAGATGGAGCCTACTACTGCAACGCATGGCAACCACAAATAAACAGCAGACAAGTCGATCTAAGCGTTCCTCAATTTATTCAAGCAAACGCAAAGCGTGGACTTGCATATTTGGCAGAAGGATATGGCGGCGACGGTCTGACAGAAGGAACCAAGCGAGCAGCTCGTGAGATGGCAGCAGGCAACATAAGCGAAAACAAGATCAGGAAAATGGCCCCCTGGTTTGCAAGACACAAAGTCGACGGCCAAGCGGCAAAGAACAGCAACCCATCCGATCCACAATACCCAGGCGCAGGATTAGTCGCCTGGCTTTTATGGGGCGGAGACGCAGACTTCAGCGACCGAGCACAAAACTGGGCGCAGAGAAAAATAGACGCACTCGACGCAGAAGCAGACTCAAGGAGCAAAATGACTAAGAAAATAGAACGCCGGACATTTACGATCAAGAACGTAGAGGCACGCCAGGCAGAAGACGGAACGATGCGCCTCTCCGGATACGCAGCTGTGTTCAACGAAGACAGCGTGCCGCTTCCATTCCTTGAGAGGATCGCACCGGGCGCATTTCGCAAGACCCTGACAGAGACACCAGATGTGCGCCTCTTGATCAATCACGAAGGCCTACCTTTAGCAAGGACGAAGAACGGAACCCTTCGCCTGACAGAAGACGAAGCCGGACTTTACATGGATGCAGACATTCCAGACACGCAAGCAGCTCGCGACCTTTACACCCTGGTTGAGCGCGGCGACGTTGATCAGATGAGTTTTGCATTCAGAGTGATCCGCCAGAAGTGGAGCGAAGATCGCAGCCGCCGAGTTCTTACCGAGCTCAGTCTTTCTGACGGCGACGTTTCAGTCGTTACGTATCCAGCCTATCCAACGACCACAGTCGAAGCTAGGGAACAATTAAAGGCAGCGATACAGGCAGTCAAAGAAGGACGCGATATCAGTCCAGAAACTATGATGGTTCTTGAAAATATTTTCTCGGATCTTTCAGAAGGTCACGAATACATTATGAAAGCAGCACAAATTATGTCTGAATTTATGATGATGGAAGATTCCACATACATGGAAGATGAAGAAGAAGATCGTGCAGTCGACACAGTCGGGAGCTTTGTCTCCTGGGATTCTTCGGGCGGCACAGCACGCGGCAAGATCGTACGCGTTGTCCGGGAAGGTTCCCTCAACATTCCAGAAACAGATTTCACAATAAACGCAGAAGAAGACGATCCAGCAGTGTTAATCCGTCTCTATCGCGAATTAAGAGATGGATACGTTGCAACCGATACCCTCGTAGGACACAAAGCATCCACACTCACACTAATCGATGCATTGCCAGAACCAAGTCCAGAAGAAGCAGGGCGCAAGATTTCTCTTCGCCTCGCGCAAGCAATCGTCAACAATACAAACTAGAATTCTGCTGCAATCAGCAGATACAAAGCCGGAGCGCCTCTCGCACCCAAAATGCGCCGCGAGATAAAGTGACACCACTTTGATCCAAACCACACTCATAAGGAGATCAATAAATGTCAAAGTCTTTCCTTGATAAATTGATCGAGCGTCGTGATGCAGTCAAGTCAGAGATGGACGCAGTTCTCGAAGCAGTAGCAGAAGAGAACCGCACTGACCTCACAGCAGAGGAAACCACAAAGGTGGACACACTCGTAGAAGAATCACGCTCACTCGATACAAAGATCGAAAAGATGAAAACACAGGCAGATGCAGATGCAAAAGCATCTGAGATCCGCTCAGCAGTTTCAGACGTTGTAATGCCAAAGATCGGCGGCGCAACAGTTACACGCGAAGAGCGCACATACTCAGCAAACTCAACATCATCATTCGTGAAGGACGCATTCAATGCGCAATTCTCAAATGACTATGCAGCAAATGAGCGTCTAGCACGCCACATGCGCGAAGAGTCAATCGAGCGTCGCGATGTTGGAACGGCACAGTTCGAAGGTCTTGTAATTCCACAATACCTCGTCGATCTTGCAGCTCCACTAGCACGCGCAGGACGCCCATTCGCCGATGCAGCGACAAACAAGATGGCACTTCCACCAAGTGGAATGACCCTGAATATTTCTCGCATGACGACTGGAAGTTCAACAGCCGTACAAGTTACACAGAACGATGCAGTATCAGAGACAGACGTCGACGATACATTGCTCACAATTAATGTGCGTACGATCGCCGGACAGCAAGATATTTCACGTCAGGCACTAGAGCGCGGAACAGGCATCGACACATTTGTGATCGCTGACTTGATCAAGTCATGGCATACAACACTCGATTCACAGATCCTCAATGGCGCAGGCACAGCCGGCACAATCAAGGGCCTTCGTGCTTCAGGTGGAAACGCCGTAACATTCACATCAACAGCGCCAACTGTCGGATTACTTTATCCAAAGCTTGCTGACGCAATTCAGCAGATCCAGACAAACGCATTTGTTTCACCTACACACTGGGTAGTTCACCCACGTCGTCTAGCCTTCTTGCTCGCAGCAGTAGACAGCACAAACCGTCCACTTGTTGTACCAGCAGCAAACGGTGCGACAAACGCAGTCGGCGTAGGCGGAGCACCAGCATACGGAAACTCCGGATACCAGATGCTCGGACTTCCAATCATCACCGATGCAAACATCGGAACCACATACGGAACCACTACAAACCAGGATGAAATCTATTGCGTAACAGCAAGCGAAGCTCATCTTTGGGAGCAACCAGGATCACCATTCGCACTCCGCTTTGATGCGACAGGCGCTGGCAACCTTCAGATCAAGTCTGTCGTTTACGGTTACGCCGCATTCACAGCAGAGCGCTACCCACTTGCAGCCTCGATTATTTCAGGCACAGGTCTAAGCGCTCCAACCTTCTAATCGAAGGCAAGCACTAAATTGTGCAGGGCGAGTGGCCCACCCCCCGAGTCACTCGCTCTGCACTTCTAACAGGGGGAAACAAATGAAGACAGCACACAAAGTAACAATCGGTTCGTGCGATCCAGGATCCGTAAATGGATCCTTTGCATACAGACTGATCCAACTTGCGCAAGCAAGAAGCAGCAGACTCGGGCCATTTGTGAGAATTAAGGGTTCCGGACTTTTATCAAAGCAACGAAACCGCATGGTGAAACAATTTCTGGATAACACAAACAGCGACTGGCTTCTCATGTTGGACTCAGACGAACAGCTGACGACGCAAGCATTTGACGCCTTGATCGACACAGCTCATGATAAAGACCGCCCGATCGTTGCAGGCCTTGTCTTTGCAGGATTTGGAGTACCAGGCAAGCCTTACCCAAAACCAGTCCCGGCAATATTTCAGGACTCAGATAAGGGCTTCCTTCCGCTTTACAAATACGACAAGAACGCAGTCTTTGAAATCGACGCAGCTGGAACCGGATGCCTGATGGTTCACCGAAGCGTTCTAGAGAAGATGCGCGAAGTCGCAGACCCAAACCAGGGAACCGATTGGTGCTGGTTTTGGGATGGGCCAGTAAATGGCGACTGGATCGGGGAAGATTTATTATTCTGCCGAAGGGCAAAGGCGCTCGGATTTAAGATCCACGTCAATACAGCCGCAGTTCTACCCCATCAAAAGAGTTTCTGGATGGAAGAGATCCATAATGATATTTGGAAAGATTAAGAAGATCCGGCGCAAGCCGGCAAAGGAAACAGCAACCGCCGATCCCAAACTAGAACGCGCAATGCTGCCGAAACCGGAAAGAAGGACGAAGCGTGGCCCTAACTAATGCCTATTGCACCCTAGCCGAATTAAAGGCCTCACTTGCGATCACAGACAGCGTGGACGACACACCACTCGAAGCAGCGATCACAGCAACAAGCAGAATGATCGACGATTACACCGGGCGCTTCTTTTACCGCAACGGAACGACGCAATCACCAGTGGCTCGTTATTACACACCACTCGATCCGTGGACGATGAACATGGATGACAGCGTTTCAATCACGCAAGTGGCAACAGACGATAACTTCAACCAGACATGGGATACCGTCTGGTCAACCAGCGACTACATGCTCGAGCCAGTAAACAATCCACAGCGCGGATGGCCAGTCAACCGCATCCTTGCAATCGGCCGATACGTTTGGCCTTATTATTTGCCACAGGCCTGCAAGATCACCGGCGTCTGGGGATGGACAGCGACACCAGCAGAGATCAACATGGCAACCTTGATCCAAGCAGCTCGTCTCTTTACACGCCGCCAGTCGCCATTCGGGATCGCAGGAAGCCCGGATTTAGGCACAGTGCGCCTCACAGCCAAACTCGACGCAGACGTTGAAGCTTTGCTTCGACCATTCCGCAAGAACAATGGGCTGGCCAAATAATGCCAATGAGTCCAAGCCAAGTCCGCGATGGCCTTAAAACACGATTACAGACCATAACAGGCCTCCGCGTTTACGATTTGATACCAGAGCCAGTAACACCGCCATGCGCGGTCGTAGGACAACTAGATCTCACATTTGATATAGATAACGCCAGAGGACTCGATCAGGCAACCGTAGATATTTATGTGATTGTTCAACGCTTCTCCGAAAGAGCAGGCCAGGATAAGCTCGATGAATACCTTGCAGGAACAGGAGCAACATCTATCAAAGCAGCGATAGAAGGAGACAGAACGCTCGGCGGAGCATGCCAGACATTGCGAGTGACGAGCGCAGAGTCTGGAACCTACGACTCCCAATCGAATACTTTTCTCTCTTACCGATACCGCCTAACAATCTACGGATAAGGAACCGATATGACATATACAATAATCTCAAACCGGGAAGTCTGCGGAAAGACCACAGGCGACACGCTCACAGCCGAAGAATTGCAAGATGCAGGAGTCAGCGCAGAAACTCTGATCGCCGGCAACCACATCAAAGCAAGTAACACAGCACCACAAATCCCATCCATCACAATCAAAATAGAAGAAGGAGCGACTAAATAATGGCTCGCATAGTTCTCACAGACGCATTCGTCTCCGTTGGCGGAGTGGATCTGAGCGATAGAGTCGCTTCAGCAACACTAAACACCACACGCGACGTAGTCGAAACCACAGCATTCTCATCAACAGCAGCAAAGACAAGAGTCACTGGCCTTATAGATAACTCAGTAACCCTTGAATTCCATCAAGACTATGCAACAAGCGAAGTGGAACAGACAATCTATCCACTTCTAGGAACAGCATCAACAGTAATCGTAAAGCCAAACGGCGCTTCTACCAGCGCGTTCAATCCCAGTTATACATTCTCCGCTATAATTTCAGAATGGACTCCGATAAACGGATCCGTTGGAGAATTGGCCACAGCTAGCGTGACCTGGCCGATCACAGGAGCAATCACTAAGGCGGTCGCATAATGGCAAGACTCGTATTAACAAACGCATCTGTTGTATTTGGAACGACTGATCTCAGCGATCATATTGCGTCAGTCACATTAAATTCAACATTCGACATCGTCGAGACAACTGCATTCGGTAACACAGCAAAGACACGTGTGGCCGGACTTGCAGACAATTCTGTAACGTTTGAATTCCACCAGGACTATGCAACTTCAAGCGTTGAGCAAACAATCTATCCGTTACTTGGAACAGCAGTCACAGTGGTTGCAAAGCCAGTAGCAGGAACGACAACAACAATCAATCCGCAATACACATTTTCTACGCTAGTTTCAGAATGGACTCCGCTAAATGGATCCGTCGGTGAGTTAGCAACTGCAAGTGTGACTTGGCCGATCTCCGGCGCAATTACAAAAGCAACATCCTAAAGAAAATAGGGGGAAAATAAATGGATGGATTATTTATCAAGGTAAAAACAAACGATGGAACAGATGCAACCTTCCCGTTGCGTCCACGCATCATCGTAGAGTTTGAGCAAAAGTTCGGAAAAGGACTTGCAAAACTTATCGGCGAAGAGCAGAAACTAGAGCACATTTATTACTTAGGATGGCTCGCACTTCGAGCAAACGGCAAGGTTGTAAAACCTTTTGGAAATGACTTCTTAGATACATTAGAAGCCGTATCTTTGGACACAGACCCAAATTCCGAATCCACAGAGACAGCCTGACCTATTCAATAGCAGCAGTTTCTGTGGAGACAGGGATCGACCCGATCAGTTTATTAGATGCACCAGAAGGCATCCTTGAAGCGATCGTGATCTACCTGAAAGAGCGAGCAAAGGCGGTCAATAAAAATGGCGGATGAAACAGTAGTGATATCCGGCATCAAAGAAACCATCGAGTCGCTTAAAAAATTCGACAAGGACGCAGCTCGTCGGCTGAATAAAGTAATCAACGACGAGCTCGCCCTTGCCGAAGGCGCAGCCAGAGCCAAAATCGAAGACAAACCACCGATGAGTGGATGGCGCACCGTTCCAGCGGCAAAGGGCCGAGTACGCGGTGGGCAAGGCTGGCCAGCATGGGAACCAACAGCGATCCGCCAGGGCATCAAGAAGACCAGAGTCGAAGGCAAAGTCCGATCCGATTACACCACCAGCGCCGGCGCACTCGTCCAGAAGACAGCAGCTGGTGCCATTTGGGAAGTAGCAGGACGACGAAGCGGCGGATCAGGAACAGGCCGCAACATGATCGGCGTTCTTAACGAAAGATTCAAAGGCGCATCGCGTGGCATCTGGGCCGTTGTAGATAAAGACGCGGATAAAATTCGCAACAATGTTCGCAAAGCAATAGAAGATGCACAGAAACTCTTGAAGGCAAATCTAAACAAGGAGAAGGGATAACCACGTGGCAGCAGGAGCAGTAGTCGCCCGGATTATTACCCAATACTCCGACAAGGGAAGCAAAGCAGCAGCCAGGGATATCAATAAACTTGGCAAATCCTTCGATAAATTTGCAGGCAAAGTAGGCAAAGCATTTCTGATCGCAGGCGCAGCTGCGGCAGCCTTCGCAGTTAAGATCGGCGTAGATTCAGTAAGAGCTGCGATCGCAGACGAAAAATCACAGGCACTCCTAGCCAATTCCTTGCGCAATACAACAGGAGCAACCGACGCAGCGATCGCAGCGACAGAAACCTACATCGACCAGATCCAGAGAACCTTCGGGGTGGTTGATGATGAGCTTCGTCCGGCGCTAGGAAAACTCGCCTCAATAACGGGATCAATTACGGATGCACAGAATCTTCTAGGCCTTGCCCTTAACATTTCAGCAGGCGGAAGTGTTGATTTAGGATCAGCAACAAATGCCGTCACAAAGGCGCTACAAGGAAACTACAAAGCGCTCCGCAACATGGGCGTTCCGATCACAGATGCAATGGTCAAATCCAAAGACCTCAATGCCGTTCTAGCAATAACAGCTAAAACATTTGCAGGAGCAGCAGCAGCAAGAGCAAACACATTCGAATTCAGAATGACCCGTCTCAACATTGCTCTGGACGAAGCAAAAGAAACATTAGGGGCAGCACTTCTGCCTACCCTAGAAGATTTATTCACCACGCTGACGACTAAAGTCATTCCAGCGGTTCAGAAGTTCCTAGAAGAAAATGGCGACAAACTTGTCGCAGCATTCCAAGCAGCAATCAAAGCCGTTGTCGGTTTTGGATTTGTGGTCTTCAAAGTTTTCTCATTCGTTTCTAAAAATAAAACAGTATTCACAGCACTCGGTGCAATCTTCGCCGCTACATTTGTAGCAGGCAAAGTCATTGCATTTGTTACAGCGATACAAGGACTGATCAAGGCATACAAAGCGATCAGAGCAGCAGCACTCGGCGCGGCAGCGGCACAGGCAGCTGCAACCGGCGGAATATCCGTAGCAGCAGCCGTAGCCGGAGTCGCAGCCTTTACAGCAACGCTCGGCGGTCTTTATTTCGCCGTCAAGGGCGCAAACAATGCAATGGATGGCCTGGAACAAACCGGAGAAGAATTAGAGTTCTCATTCGATGGCTTAAACGATAAGACCGATGACTTCCTGACAAACCTCAAAGGCCTCAATGTTGATCTTGGAAAGACGACAGCAAAGACAAAGGCACAAACAGCAGCCGATGTATTAGCAGCTAAGGCAAAGACAGTTCTCGCAGCTTTAGCAAAATTAGGCGTAAAGCCAACGACAGAGAAGGATCCGATCCAGCTCGAAGCAGCACGCCTCAACCTTCTCAAGCAAAGCAACCTAGAAGAGCAACGCAAACTCGCAGCCATCATGGAAAACATGAAGGCGCAGCTGATGGCAAACGAAGCTGTTCAGCGATACGTAGATCTGCTCGGAGTCGTTGCAGATCAAACAATTTCACCAGAAGAAGTCATCCTTCTTGCAGGCAAGTGGGGCATAAGCAAAGAAGCCGTTGTCGCTTACACGACTGCCATCTTTGCAGTAAACGATGCAAAACTTTCAACAGAAGAAATCGATTTGCTTGCAAAGCAATGGGGAGTAACAAAGCAGCAAGCAGAGATGTACCTAGACTTCTTCAAATATATTAATGATGGAAAGTTAGATCAATCTGAAGTAAACGCTTTAATGGAAAAATGGAAACTGACCAGCAAAGAAGTTTCAGATTACGCAAAGAAGATTGCAGACGGCGTAACTCCATCTGACATCTGGCCTACACCCGGCAACCAGGCAGCAAAGTCTTGGCGCGATGCGCTCGCAGCTCTTAACGCCTACCTTGCAGCCGTTGGAGTCAAACTTTCACCGACAGCGCCAACAGTACCGACAGCGCCAACACCAGGGCCAACACCAGGGCCAACACCAGCACAGATCACAGCCGTCTCCAAGAAAATAGAATCCTTTACCGGATCAGCAGCAAGCGCCTTCGGAACTTTGACAACAGAAGAGAAGGCAGTACTAGGCGGATACAAACCCTTCGTCGGAGCACAAACAAGTTTCACAACTCCAACAATTTCAGGAGCATCAAGCGTCGGATTAGGAACATCCGGAACAGGTTCACAATTACCAGCTGGAGTCACAATCAACATGACAGTTCAAGGAAGCGTCACATCTGAAAACGATCTGGTTACATCAATCAGAAACGGATTGCTTCAAGGACAAAATAACGGCCAGGCAATTGTTAAATCAGCGGTGGCCATCTAATGGCAATGCCAACGCTCGGCGTTGCGGTAGATTTTGCCAACGGCCCGGCCTTTGGCAATCCGCTCATTCTTGGAGACGCATCAACGCCATTAGGCACAGGCATCCTGGCAGATACGCCTTCAGACGTTGTCGACGTTTCTAACATCACGCTTCGAGCTTCAATTCGCAGAGGAAGAAACAGAATCCTCAACAAATTCGAAGCAGGAAGCGCAACGATCGTTCTTGAAGATCAGAACGGCAACTGGGTACCTTCGAATCCAGCATCTCCTTATTACGGAAAACTTCTACCACTTCGCAAAATTAGAATATGGGCAGATTACAATTCAGTCCGCTATTACCTTTACTCTGGCTACATTACGAGCTATGACACAAACTTCGCCATTGGACTAAACGACCTATCAACGGTGACCCTGCAATGCGTCGACGCCTTCCGCTTATTTTCTAACGTGGCAATTTCAACCGTTGCCGGCACTTCAGCAGGGCAGACAACAGGGGCGCGTATGGAAAACCTGCTCGACGTTTCATCCTTTCCAACTTCGATGCGTGTGATTCAAACAGGCGACAGCACGGTCCAGGCAGATCCAGGAACCGAGCGCGACCTGCTCAACGCACTTCAAGTAATAGAAAATAGCGAATTTGGCGGTTTCTATATTGACCCTGAAGGCAATGCCACATTCCTCTCACGCGATACCGTGGCACAAAAGGCCGATCAGACAGCAACAGATTTCTCAGACGACGGAACCGCGATCTCTTACCAGGCGATCGATTTCGCCTACGACGATACCCTGATCTTTAACGACGTGACCGTCAACCGGGTGGGCGGCACAGCTCAGACCGTTCAGGACACCAGCAGCATCGAAACCTACTTCATCCATTCCGGAAAGCGCGAAGGCTTACTTATTGAAAGCGATGCCGAGTCTTTAGATCAGGCAACGATGATTCTTCAATCACGCAAAGATGCAATCTTCCGCATTGATTCCATAGGGCTAAACCTGGCAGACGACACCGAAACCGCCAGGATCGTGGCAGGATTAAGTTTAGACATCTTCGATTTGGTCAACATTACAAAGACCACTCCAGGCAGCACTTCTGTTACGCTTGAGTTATTCGTACAAGGGGTGCAACAGGACATAACGACCAACACATGGACGACCAAATTATTCACAGCAGAGCCTATAATTCAAGCGTTTATCTTAGACTCGACAACTCAAGGAACATTGGATGGCGCAAACTCTGTGCTTTCCTACTGATTAAGGAGCAACAATGGCAAAACAGACATTCACAACAGGTCAAGTTTTGACCGCAGCACAAATGACAGCGCTGCAACAAACTGCGATGTTAGGCGGAGCTGCAAACGCAAAGGTTGCTTCTTATGTGCTTGTTGCAGCCGATGCAGGTGATGCAATCACAATGAGCAACGCAGGAGCAACCACGATCACAGTCAACACCGGATTGTTTGCTGCTGGCGACATTGTTACAATCATCAATTTAGGCGCAGGCGTTTGCACGATTACGGCAGGAACGGCAACAGTTACGACTTCAGGATCACTTGCTCTTGCGCAGAATCAAGGTGGCGTTCTTCGCTTTACGAGCGCGAGCGCGGCGATTTTCTTACAGTTTGCTACCCCGGCATCAGGAGACATTGAAGGGGTGACCGCCGGCACAGGCTTGTCAGGTGGCGGAACATCAGGCACCGTGACACTTTCAATCGCTTCTGCTCAATCAGATTTAGTGATTAAGGGATTTGAAGAAGATGTCAATGTGGTGGCATCGGCAGCAACAGGAACGATTAACTTTGATGTTGCCACAGCTTCGGTCTGGTATTACACGACAAATGCCAGCGCCAACCACACGCTTAACTTCCGCTACGATGGTTCAAACTCTCTTAGTTCAAAGTTGGCAGTCGGCGATGCAATCACGCTTGTGTGGCTTAACACAAACGGCGCAACCGCATATTATCCAAATGTGATTCAGATTGACACAGTCGCAGTAACTCCAAAGGTTCCAGCCGCGATCAGCGCAGGAAACGCTTCATCAATTGATGCCTATGTGTTCACAATCATCAAGACAGCAGCGACACCGACCTACACAGTTCTTGAGACACAGACGAAGTTTGCATAATGTCACCGATTCTTCAAACACTCGCAAACGGATCGGCGTACGGATACCGCTCGCTTTCAGCAGCAGCGGCAGGGGCTTTTGAGTCCATCGCTACCGCTAGCGGTACAGGATCATCTGGAACGATAACCTTTTCTAGCATTCCGAGTACCTATACTCATTTACAAATTAGAGGCATTGGTCGCACGACAACAGCATCGACTGGCTTTGATGATCTCTTAGTTCGATTTAATTCCGACTCAAGTGCTTCTTATACTTATCACGCCTTAACAGGTGATGGATCAACAGCTTCTGCTTTTGGTGGCACAGCACAAACTTCAGCGATCATTGTCGATGGTCTTTACAGAAACAATGTGACAGCCAACACAATGGCAAGTGTAATTATTGACCTTGTCGATTACGCTGTCACTACAAAGAATAAGACATTACGCACATTTAATGGTGGCGATGTAAATGGCTCAGGAAAGATTTATCTTCAATCCCATTTGTGGATAAACACGGCTGCAGTTTCTTCTATAACTTTGGTTGCTAGTGGCACAAACTTTGGCACTCAATCAGTCTTTTCACTCTACGGAATCAAGGGAGCGTAAATGCCTGCAACATACGAGCCAATCGCTACCACGACTTTAGGTAGTGCGGCATCATCTATTACATTTAGCAGTATTGCATCATCTTGGACTGACATAAAAGTCATAATTGTTGCAACTGCTGCATCTAACGCCAACTTTGCTTTCAGATTTAATTCCGATAGTGGCTCAAACTACTCGCGAACAAGGCTTGCTGGAGATGGTTCATCAATTACTTCATCTCAGAACACCAATCAAACAGAGTTGCAACTTACAAGCTCTTTTTCAATTGGTACTACTCCAGTTATGAGAACGTTAGACATCTTTTCCTATGCAGGCTCTACAAATAAAACAGTCTTGTTTGAGGAAATCAACGACCTTAATGGGTCAGGTGGATTAAATAAGCAAGTAGGTTTATGGCGCAATACTGCTGCTATTACCTCAATTAACTTCTTTGCTCAGTCAGCAACTAACTTCGCCGCTGGCACAACCGCGACTCTGTATGGGATAAAAAATGCCTAGTACCTACACACTCATCTCATCAAATGTCCTGAGCAGTTCTGCTGCATCTGTTACCTTTTCATCAATCCCTGCTACTTTCACGGATTTGGTGTTGAGGATAAGCAGCCGTTCGGATAACACTATCGCTGCTTCAACAATTCGATTAAGATTTAATGGGAGTTCAAGTGCCAGTTACAGCGAAACATTATTAAGCGGGTCAGGTAGTGCCGCTGTTTCTGCTCGTTCATCAAGTGCCACGTATATGTTCAACGCTGGTTACTTTGTGGATGATGCTAATGGCGCAACAGCAAATACTTTCGGTACTACTGAAATCTATATACCTTCATACACCGTAGCCCAAAATAAACCTTTAAGTGGGATTACGGCTCAAGAGGATAACGCTACTGCGGCAAGAATAACGGCAGAGGCTGGTCTATGGAGCAATACGGCTGCCATAACAAGCATTGAAATATTCAGCAATTACAACTTTTTATCTACTTCATCTTTCTATCTCTACGGCATCAAAAACTCATAAGGAGCAACAATGGCAACAGCAATCGAAATCAACTGCGAAACAGGTGAGGTCATCGAACGCCCTTTAACGGCCGATGAGATCGCAGCCAATGAAGCGGCACAGGCACAGGCAGCAGCCGATGCCATCGCCGCAGAAGAAGAAGCAACGGCAAAGGCAGCAGCCAAAGCATCTGCCCAGGCAAAACTTGCAACTCTCGGTCTCACCGCCGATGAGGTTGCAGCTCTTCTAGGCTAAACATCCCCCACCGATCAAGGAGCCATGATGGGCATTTCCACCCGGCAAGTCACCGTCACCACAGCAGCAACGGCGCTCGTTGA